CGGGTGTGCGAGTCTCATTATCAATAAAACTCACCTCGATAGGACGGATGTCCATTGCAAACGGTTCTCCTAAAACGTCTACATCTTTGGAAAACCAATCGATAGAGACATGCGTCATATCTCCGTTTTCAATCTTTTCTAACACTCCATTACTTTCGGCTGCACCTCTATATAGTTGTGCAAGCATCTTAATTGCCTTTTTACCATCTTCTAGCTCTACGATTTCTGGGTTGATAGCCTTTCCAAGGAGGTCGTCCTCGGTTCGTTGATGATTATAGTAAACTGGTAATTCAGTGAAAGTCTCAACACTTTTTTCTAATACGGATGGTTCTATAGTGACCTTTTGGTCGCCATCTTCGTCGTGGGGGCCTGACGTTATAGCGATTACTGGAAACTCTATATTATCATCCGTATGGACAGGCTCTTCCAAACTTGCAGCAAAACTGCGTTGGTTCTCCTCTCCGCCCCCGGCATTCACAGCAAACTGACGGTCAGTCTCCTGTTCTACCCTCATGCGACACATATTTGCCGCAATCTCTTGATGGTCCTCAACACCTCTTTTCTTTAGTGTTGGACCAACTTCTATTATACAACGCTCATAGTCGTAATCTGTGCTCATTCTTCTCTATCCCCCGTTGGATTTGCAGACGGCTGGTTACCAGCGCTGCGGTTTTCTGTCCTTGCGGACTCTTCTTGTTTATCTTGGTCTCTTCCTCCAGATATGTTTGCGTTCTCTGCGGTTTCTTGCATTTCAACAGCTCCTTCTGGATTCAATCCTCTTTCTGCTCTAACTTCACCGGGTGCTAGTACACCCTCTGATAGATATATCATATCAGTCTTTGCTTTTATAAATGCGTCATCTACATTTATGTTCCTAAACTTAAACCTTGCATCTCCACCTAAAACTTGCGGCATCAATTGAGCGTTAATAGCTGCTTCTACCGCAGACTGTAGATGTCTAACGTAAGGTTCGAAAATAGCTCTTGCTTGTTCTGGTTTGTCAAACATAGTTATAGGTACTTTTAAAGCAACGTGTATTTTCTTAAGTATATCATCTGTATACTTACCATACTCGAAAGCTCTTTGTGTACCTTGTAACTCTTTAACTACTATATCATTACCGTGTATAATATCTTCACCCGGTTCTAAAGCGTTAAAAGCTGATACTATTTCATTTATCTTATCAGGGCCGTAAGGCATATCAGGTAAACCTGCACTTATATCAAATCTGCTAGTAGCATATTTGTTCAATGCAGCACCTATATCTCTTTCAGCATAATCTTTTAAATCTATTAAATATAGTATAGGGTGTATATCACTCAAACCATAAGCATAGTCATCAAAAGGATTATTACGGTAACATATTAATTCATTCTCTTCAAAACGTACAGAGTCTTTATCGTCTCCTATGTCTTGATAATAATACATTACTTGACCATTCGGGTCTCTTTGAATGTACATGTTCTGTGATGACCTAATAACTAAGTTATCACCAGTCCATTCTAAGTATGATGTACCAAAGATACGTCCATTCCTTAGCCATGTGTATAATAATTGTTCAATATTTATTTCGTCAAACAAATTTTGAATGTTTTCTCTATCCTCATCGTTATCTGTTACAATGTCATAACCATCCTTGGCTGCGTACATACAAGGTAAGTCAATCAATGTTCTAACTATAGGGTCAGACAAATATACATTCATATATGTCTTATAATCACCTATTTGAGGTTCTTTATTGGCTTCTTTTCTACCAAAAACACCACCTTGATTTGATAAAGATAATCTTTTTATGATACCTTCACCATAACTTCTTGGTGAATCTTTTTGGAATGGAGGATTTTCTCCAACAGTTGCGAAACTTCGCCTATTAAAAGGCCAATAATCTCTTAGAGCCACGGCTATCATTCCAATATAGTACGATATAGTATATAAAGCTTTCGCCGAAAACTCTTTAAATACCCCTTAAACCACGTTTATTTATATTATGTGAACGCCTAGATGTAGCAAAAACTGGGTTTCTTCCACTGGGTCTTCTACTTGTACCTGTTTGTTTTAAAGAAACACTTGCAAACGTAGCAGAAGCGGGTAACATCTGTAAAGAAGCGTGTAATGCTATAGCACTACTATCGCAGTAATCGTCATGTTTACCACTAGGCGCTGCAATCTTCTCTGTTTTGTTAGCAGCATCCATTGTATATTCTAAATCTATGTGTTCTCTTACCCATTTATTGATTAATTTAGCGTGTTGAGGTTCCAAATTCTCTGGATGTGGTATTTTTACAAGTCCTTGTTGTATATATGATACAAAATCACGATATATTTGTGTTTTTGTGCCTTTTGGACCTCCAGTAAAGATAAAAGGTATAAATTGTATTTGTGATTCTACACATTCAACTCTTAAGTCTTGTTCTATCGCTCCTCCCATACCTGTTGCGTCAATTATCAGTTTATCAGCACCATAATCTTTAGATATGTCCATTATCCTCTTTCTTTGATAGGGAATATCATGTCCACCTGATTTTGGACCTATTTCTTCTATATAAATTAGGGTTGCTAAGTTTTCTTTGTCTGTTTTAACAGTAGACCAGACACTTATCACTGTACTGTTGACGGATTTACCAATATCTACACCTACAACACAGTTTGGGTAGTTTCCGGGTTCTTGGAAAGATAAATCACTAGATAAACAAGCTTTTACTAGTTCTGGATTAAAAATATTAGATACAGACTCAACAAACTGACATTCATACTCAGTTTTCCAATAAATAGAGTCTTCACCCCATTCTCGCATCTTTTCAGCCATGTCATCATCTGTATATGGTGCAGAATACGCTCTACCAGCATTTACAGCATCTCTCCATGTAAACACCATTCTTTCAAAAGAATCTTCATACCTATCATCATAAAGGTAGCGCCACATGTGATTTTCTTTAGATTTGGGGGTACCTAGATTAATAAATGGCGCTTTATTAGAAACAATTGCTGGTTCTACATTATCTATAAATAATTTATCATCAATTAGAGGACTTTCATCTACAATACAAAATGTAGGATGTTGTCCACGTATAGATTGACCCTGATTAGATGGTGCTAATGGGGCTCTACGTAGCACAGTGCCTCCTTTTAATGTTATGTTAGGTTTGTTATGGAATCGGTAATTCTTAACTAAGCCATTTAAAAAAGCATTATCTGCAAAATGCCTATAACAATAATTAAATATAAGTGAAGCTTGGTCCTCAGTTGGAGCC